GTAGATGGGTTAAATGTTAACTTAGTACTTGATACGTTAGCTGAATTACCACTTGATGTTCCCACCGATAACATTGGGTAGTAGGAAGCATTGGCAGATGTTTCATCTGTAATAGTAATCTTACCAACGGTTAAACTACTGGCAGTGCCTGTAGCATTTGTAAGGACAATAGCAGATGGGGTACCAAGAGCCGGTGTAGTTAAAGTGGGACTGGTTAATGTCTTATTGGTTAAAGTCTGTGTACCTGTTAATGTAACTGCAGTACCTCCATTACCACCAATCTGGGTATACACTTCCCATGTATTACCTGAATATACTAATTGTACACTAATGTCGTTAATGTCACAGATTAGGTCTTCTGCCACATTGGCAATTGTAGATCCGTTTCGGGCAATAGTTAATGCGTTAGCGCCGAAGTTACCACCTGCATCTGCTACAACAACCTGGTTACCAACTGCAGGTGAAGAAGGCAAGGTTATAGTAAATACGCCAGAAGCCGTATTAGCTAAAACACCTTCGTTATTATTAATAGTATAATTGGCAGATTTAGCTACATAAGAAAGACCGCTGGCCGGGAGTGCACTACTTGCCCATGTATTACCGTTACTCGTTAATACATTACCGCTTGAACCTACCGCATAGGTAACCGAATTAATTGCAGCAACTAAGTTAGCATTAGCTGAGGTGCTTAAGTTGGACAAAACCCCTAATGTAATATTAATATTAGAAAAGTTATTATCCACTTCCGAATTAGTCAGAGGGGTACCTTTAACAGTAGACCCTGGACTAGAGATCGAATTAGCGGTTCTTAAGAGTATCGTTGCCATTAGCTAACCTTATTGTGTTCTAATTTTTGAATTAAAGTAAACATAAGTTCTTTTATGTCTTTAAGTTCATCTTTAATATTATTTATATCTTCTTGTGTTGAAGTGTGAGATCTAGCATAGTTTTCTCTAAAAGCTTTTTCTGCTTGATATACCCTGAAACTGTCAGTATCTTGCATAATAATAGCTTTACTCTTAGCGTCTCTAACTAAATCAGGCTGACCTTCTACCTTTAACTTCATTATGCCAACGCAATCAATCTTAAGTTTTTAACTTTAGGTACTTGAGCGGTATTAGTCGTCTCAAATACTATCTTAAATACTAAAGCGTTAAATGGGGATAAATTATCAATCTGCTTTTCTACCTCATAAAACTCACCAGATAAAGATGTTGGTACAGTTACATTGGTAAGCTTGATAAACTCTTGTTCAGATAAGATCTCGGTCTCACCCAGCTCTTTTACTTTATAATAGAAGGAAACAGTTGCGTCAGCAGGCTTACATACCTCAACTCTCAGATTTATCGATGTAGAGTCGTTAATAAAGTCAAACTGTCTGGTAATATACTTAGAGTATACACTACCTCCAGTTGCTGCTTCTTCTGCAACAAAGTTTATACCATTAGTAATTGTATAGGTATTACTTACACTTAAGTCAGTAGTTAGCGCATTACCGCTTAATTCAACAATCTTAACATTTGATCCACTATCTAATACATCAATTACTCTGAACTGACCGTTATTAGGATTTGTACCTGTAATATTGATATAAGTACCATTAACAATAGCAGAGGCATTAGATGTATCGATTGTATCAATAAAGTTAATCATTGCAATATTAGCACCATTAATGTTACCAGAAAGTACGGTAACATTAGCTGTTGTTTTAGCACTTACAATAGTTTTAATATCGTAAGATAAATTCTTATTGGCATAAGTCGGGGTATCAACTAAATTCTTAGCTAAAACTAACCCAATTTGCTTGCTATCAATCAGAGGGGCTACGTAAGAATTTGTAGTATTTAATTCTATTTTGTATATGAAAGAAGAAGCATTAGAAAGATTATATTGGGTAGTAGCATTACCTGCTATCAACCTGGTTTCAGTTAAGTCATTATCATCTATAGCCATTTTTGTAAAAGTAGAATCTATTCCGTAACTCTTAGATGTAGCTTTAAAGCTTGGAGTAACAGTACTTACACCTTGGGTAACTGTAGATAGGACAGGGTATATGGTATCAAATTGAGTATCTTGGGTAGCGTACATACTCACACCACCAAAGCGGGTCGCCTTTGTTATTCCTGTAACAGCGGACGGTAATGTAACCGTATAAGAGGATAAGGTAACATTGGAAACCGTCAAGCCTATATCTATAAACGTATTAGAATTAACACCATAAAAAGCATTAACATTACCGTTTTCGGTTCGAGCATTAGCTAAACCACCTAAAACAACATAGCCACCATTAGCTAAACCGTGATTAAAATGTTTTACTCGGAGAGTGGCACTAGATGGAAAAACTTCTAGCGGGTTTTCCTCAAGAGCACCAAGCTCATATTCTTTTATTAATGGTAAAAAATTAATAGAACCTGTTATACCTGTATTAAATACTGCTCGATACAACTTAAATTTTAAATCTTCTGCCTGTTTAGGTGTCCAAGAAGCTGCATTTTGTGATTGGTACAGAGTACCTACATATGGTTGTTCGGTAATTCTTTTTGTTGTTACTGTATCGATGCCATCTAGCTCGGATACCCATACCCGATAGTTCTTAGAGTCTGAGCCTAAAGTTAAAGAATACTCACCAATATCTAAAAATACAGGGCTTGAGAAAGTAACTGTAGTAGCTACGTTAGCATTGCTGGTAACATTTACAGTGCTTGGGTAGAGATAGGCTTGGGAAAAAGGTACTACATAGGGACCAGGGTCTCCATTAACGTTTTTTCTAATAGCAATATGAGCAGGAATAGAAGTATCTTTTGCTGAAAAATATAAGTCAACTTTTGTAACAATACTAGGCGTATCGATAAAAAAAGTTTGTGCAAGTGGGTCTAATAAATTATATGCCATAGTTTTCTTATTTTAAAATTGCTCTTGCTGTTATTGCACCGGCCGCAGCACCGTTAGCTACACTATTAACAATTGTAGCTGTAATAGATTGAGTAGCCTGTGTTGTAGTAAGAAAGTTATTTTCAGTAGTAAGGTGCCCAAGTAATCCGTTTGGACTATTTTCTTTATTTGCAACACCAGCAGCTATAATAGCAACTGTTGCGTTATACACAGCTCTTGCTTCGGTGTTAAGTACTACAGTACCAGAGAGAGCACCATTAGGGCTGGTAGCATTAACTGTCATATTACTTAATGTTGTAGCCGTAATACCCTGTGAGGTAAATTGTTTCTCCCAGTATGCTAATCCACCAGCATCTGGTTGCCTACCAAAGGCAGTAGTATAAACTTGGGTTAAATAACCATTAGCATTAAGAGGTGGTGTGGTCGGAGTACTAGGAGTATCATTACTATCACCACCTCCTCCTCCGCCACCGCCTCCACCACCGCCTCCGCTACTAGCTATAACCACTGTTCTTTCTTGTGTTACAATAGTAGAATCTAGTTTAGCATTTCTAGTAGAAACAATTTCGTTAGCTACACTTCTTAATTCCCCTGAACTGTTAAATGTAGCTTCTGCAAAAGTCTCTTGATCAGCTACGGTATTAATAGATGAATCCGTTAATCTAAATGTATATATCCCAGTATTGAAATTTAATATATCTGCTGTATAGCTAAAATAGCCTCTTGCATTACCAGAAGCATCGGTTGAGATTGGACTGGAAATTAATTCAAAGTTACTTGCTGCATTGGCATAGAAATTAGGATCGCTAATACTAACAACATTAGCTTCTCTAGTCAAGTATGGTGTAACGTTGATAGAATTAAAATATGCATATAGCCTGGTATTAGGCTTCATACCTTCAGCATTAAATTTAATAACCGCATTTCGCATCTTAGGTATAACAGTCTTTGAAACAACAATATCATTATTTGTGGTGGTATTAATAGTTTCGGTAACCGTATACTTAATTCCTTCTTGTTGCTGTACTAATTCATTACCTGAATTACCATAGCGTAAATCTCTCCAGTTACCCCATATAGTTCCATATTTACCCTTAGCCTTAGCATCAGATAACAAAGAATCATAATTACCTTGTGCGTCCCTGTATATGTCTGGCACTCTCTTATCATCAAACCAAACATCAGAGGGAGGGTCTAAAATTACTCGACCGCTAAACAAGACAATATTAAACGGATTTAAATTAACTGTCTTGCTAGATTTAGTGTTGGTAATAAAGGCTTCTTCTGTGTACGGTAAAGTATATAGATCTCCAACTAAAACATAATTATTAGCTGTTCTAGCTGCAGCTGTAGTAGTCTGTTCTTTTAATTTAATAAATCTTGTTTCACACAATGGTCTGGCTTCATTCTTATTATAATCAATAGCTGGAGCATAATCAATATTAGTAGGGTCTCCGATGCCGTGACCGGTAAATGAATCTACTACAAATCCATTTTTAAATCTATCAAAGCCCTGAGCATCTTTAATTTGAAAGATCTGGGCATCTTGTTCTGCTAAGCTTAATGATGTATAGTATTCAAGATTTTTAACTCTATTTTCAATACGGCCAATATCCCGCATGGTAAATCGTTTATTATCTACTGGGAAAACGGTAATGTCTTTAGTTATATCGAAAACATAGGCTGCTTGCTTATGAATGTATAACACCATAGCATCACTTGGTGTAGGAGGCTCTGTAGGATTAAGTGAGCTTATTCCTTTTACAACTCGAATTCGACCAGTTCTATCTAATACTAGCTTATCAATTCTAGGCAAATAATATTCATAATTTGTAATAACGTCATTTTCAAAGTCTGGAAATTCAGTTACACTAGCACCTGTGCCTGTAAACCCTGTACCAGCATCATTAATTCTAGACCTAAAATCTAAACAATCTCTTAAACTATAAGTTATACCCCCAGATGTAAAGCTAGGAATGTCTTTGTACTCTATATCGTTATATGATTCTACAGAGAAGTAGTCCCCTGCCCCATGAGTAAAATAATCAAATGTAATTCTAATAGGACCAGTAGGCTTTGCAGCTTCTGGTTTAATTTTAATTGAGCCAACGTCATAATATGTATTTCTTTGCCCGTTATCAAAAATAAATCTATCTGTAATGTCAACTTCACCAGTTGAGAGATATGCAGTTCCAAAAGCATTGGACGACATTTTAACATTAGAAAGCTGATATATATCTGCTTTACCTAATGTAATGGTAGCTGCAGTACAAGCATTTTCAGTTGTATAATCTACGGTTGCAGCTGATACTAAGGTTTTAACTTTCTTATCTGCTGCTGAATTTGATTTTTGTAGCGTTGTTACAATTGCAACATCTTCACTTGTATAAGTTGGGTATAATGTTACGGTAAGAGTTTTACCGGTAGGGGATCCCGACCTTGTAACATTAGCACTTGTAAGATTAATATAACTACCCGCATTACCACCAGATTTAATTACAAGTTGATAATTATCTGTAGAGAACGCGTTAAAAACTTCGTCTGTACCTGCAGTAATTGATACATTACCCCCAGACAGTGTTCTGGAGTAAACTCGACGCGAGGTATATGTTGTTGCCGTACCTCCAGTATCTACTGATTTTATTACACTATACGGTAATGGAAAAATATATGAATTTAAAGCAGAATCTTGTATGGTGGCTGTTTGATAGCTATAAGTTACACCTGCCAGATTACTAGAAGGTCTGGGTGTAACGTTAGCTGAATAAGCACTTGCAACATCCATAATTCTTAAACTCTGGGTACCAAGAGTAATAAAATCACCTGCAGCCAATTGAGTTGTAAACGATGTGCCCACACCAACAATAGTATTACTTAAAGAATTAGATGTTACAGTACCAATTAATGCAGTAGCTGTAGGGACAATGTCTGCTGTAAAGTCTTCATAACTAGCATTATCATAATACAGCTGTTTGACATCGTGGGTAAATGAATACCCTGATTCCATTATAATATCAAACAAATATAACTTATAAACTGCTGTAGCCGTACCAATGGTACCTGAGTCAACCTCAATAGACCTAATCTTAGCTGTACCAATCTTTGTTCCAGCAGGCGAGGCTACAACACTTGTATATTGATTATACAAACTTAAAGTAGCTAAATTGGCAAGATCTGGAATACTGTTGATATTAGTAGCAAGTATATAATTGCCAAACGGGGTAGCAATTGTACTATTAGTTACTGAGACAAAATCACGAGCTTTTTCTTGCACAACATATTTGGTGCGAATAGAATCAATCTCATAACCCTTAACATAAGCTTTACCTGGAGCTACAACGTTAAAGAATAAAGAAGCATTACCACCTTGACTGGCGGTATACATTCCATCAACTACCGTAATCTGAGTATTTGCATTAGTAGTTCTTAAGTGCTCTTTAAGCTGCACCCTATATGGGGTTACTGTATAGTCTCCTGATTCATCATAGGTTCTTCTAGCTAATGTTTCATTTAAAACATTATAACTAGAATCTACAGTTTGTCTTATAATTTCACTGTCTTGTACCCTTAAAACCTCAACAAAATTAGCCTCGTCTACATCTGCAGGGATAAAATTTCTTTTTGATAAAGTTAATGCTATTTTATATCGATCTGCGCCTGGTGCAAAATAATTATATGTTTCGATTGCAGGGTCTAATAAAGACTCATCATCATCGCTTGTAATTATACTCTCAGTAATTTGAAATCCAATGATAACATTGGACGGTACTGCATATTTTTCAACTATTAAGGTCTGTTCTGGGTAGTATACAAATGAACCTTTAACAAATAAAGCCCCGCTTGTTGTAGAGAAAGCAGTACCCGTACCAGTTGGGGAGGTAGCAATTGCCTGAACTGAAGTTAGACTATCTTCTGTAGTCAAAACTTCTGAGCTGCTGAAAGAAGTAGTACCGCCCGTACCAGAATTTAAATATTTAACATAGATTGTTGGTGCATCTGTTTCAGTTGCAAGAACATAATTTACCACCAATGCCCTGATACCTGTCGTCTGACCGACAATAATAGAATTTACTAAACCATCAATAACATCATCCGCTGCAACTGAGTTATAGCTTGTAGCGAGTTTTACATACTTGTATCTAGTGTCGTAAACCTGTTCACCAGGTACAACTATAGAACCCTCTTTAAATATATTTTTACCAAAACGCTCAATTTGCCCTTGAATAAGGGTCTGCATTTGGGTTAATTCGCGAGCTTGAACCGCGCGACCTGGTTTAAACAGAACACGATAAAAGTTTTTAGTTTCATCGTAGTCATCATAATAGGGGGTTGTAGGATATGTTTTCATTATAATTTGATTACTGTTCTTAATGTAACTAATTGCTGGGCACTATAGCTGACAGCTGTCCTGTTATCGATGTATAGCATGTCTCCACTAAATTTATTTATAGTAGGTTCTGCATTGATGGTATTAATAGTATATTCCGTATCGGTAATTGTGTCTAGTAAAATATCACCTACAGCTAGGTCATGTGTATCTTTATACATTAAAAGTATTTGATTGGAAGCACCAATGACTTCAACTACTTCCAAATTAAGAGTTGAATTACCCATGCTGTGCTGAAGAAGTGTATCTGCCGCAAGCCCGCTTACAGTGTCAAGAGTTAGTAAAAAACAAGAACTACCAGAAACATTAGCAAATGCCCTACCGCTATTTGCTGGATTTGCATACTCTTGTTCTGAACCATACATCTTAATATCTTTAAGAATACCAAATTGTCTGTAGTCATTACTGACGGTAATACCCTGGTTCTTTTCGTTATTAATTGTTGAGGTTAGCATCAGGGTATCAGCAAAGAGTTCCCTAACTGAATCACTGCCATGCCCGCCGTAGGGGGATATGATTGCAGATACATTAGCATTTGATCCATTACCTGTAATTACAACGTTAGCATAGTTGTAACCAGAGCCTGGTGAAGTAACTGAAATATAGCTAATCGTATTATTTACTATAACCGGTTGACCAACAAAGCCATCCCCATCTCCTGTAATTACAACGTTAGCGTATGTGTATCCAGACCCAACATTGCTTACTCGGAATGCATGAATACCACCTCTAATTGCTGATAGCTCTACAATTGTTTGTAATGTATCTAGATCATCGACTGAAAGATTGGCGTGGGCTGCAGCACCTGTACCTGTAGTACTTGCAAAAGAAATATCCAAGCTAGTATACCCTATACCTCTTTCTTCAATAATTATATCTTCTAATTGCCCGGCGGCGTTAATAAACGGCGTTGCTACAAACCCAGTGCCGTCACCTATAGCAGAAATAGTTGTTTGAATGTTAGAGCTATACCCCGTACCTTCATCCTCAATAAGAACCGAATGAATAGTACCGTTGCGCAGTACGGGAGTTAAAACAGCAGAGGAGGCGTAATATAAATTTGCAGATGCATTAGATGTGGGCTGAGTATTACCTGTTGTAGATATAGTTATTGAGGTATTTGCAATAACATTGGTATTATATCCCGTGCCTTTATTTGTAATAACAACATCGACAAGAGAGTTACTACTGAATATTAAGTTTGCAAATGCATTGGCTGTAGGTTGGATACTACCAGTAGTTACTATAGTTGCGGTTGTATTAGCAACAGCTGCTGCTGTATACCCTGCACCTGGGTTATAAATTCTTACATTGCTTATATTTTTAAGAAAACTTGTACCTGCTCCTGAAGCATCGGTAATGTTAATAGTTGCAGTTTTATAATTTGCCCCTGCATCCCTAATAATAACATCTATAAATTCACCTGAGGTATTAAATACAGGAGTTAAATTTGCAATCGAATTGCCAGCGATACCTAAAAATTGACCCTGTACGGTAAGTGTGACATCAGCATTACCGCTGTAACCAGTACCTGGGCTGTCAATAGTAATACTACCAATCTCACCTTTAGAGTAATATGCATTTGTAACCGCTTTTTGAACTGGCATAAAGTCTACAGTTAAGAAGCGATTTTGAGATGAAAGAGGAATTGTATACAGGTACTTCCAAATATAACCATCAGTTGTTGTGATAGTCGTTATGTCTTGACCAGAAGGTTCTACTGTAGATACCGCGTCATTGTTATTAAAGATACACTTATACACACCAAAGGTTGTAGTCAATACATAAAAGTTAGCGTCTTTAAGCTTTGTAGCTCCACTCGATGAAGTAAAACTAGTACTGTAATTATTATCGTACTGATCATATACAGTACCTGTCACCCAGTTTACTCTAGGAATTACATATGAAATATCTCTAAAATTTATCTTCTTTACACTTAAAATACCATTACGGGTATAACGTTCATAATCACCCGTAGCTTCAGGTGAAGCTGGATTTTGAGGATCAGCCCAATCTAATACATTACCTATAAAGTAATAGTAATTAGACCGACGAGATAAGATTTCGTTATAAACCGTCTCCACTAAAGAATGGTGGATGGAATCTTTTAAGAGAAATGCCATGTTATGCTACTGTAACGTTCCAAGTAATAATAACAGTATCACTAGCAGTTTTAGTTACTACACCAAACACAGTACGGCAAAGTAAATTACCACTTGAAGAAGCATTTAAAATGCCTGCCTCTGTAATTGAACCTGTACCAGTACCAGCTGGAAATGTTGCAACGTATGTTATAGTATTAGCAGCTCGAGATGTTGAATCAAGAGCAACACGACCCAATTCAGTACCTAATGCAGTTTGGGATGTAGTAGCTGCTGTATTAGAGGAGCCAACAGCCATATGGCTCATAATTGCAGTTGTATTACCCACCATTCTGGATGCAATAGTGTCTTTACCGACAGCTACAACTAAATTATTAATTTGTCTATAGTCTTTTTGAAGACCGGTTTCATCTAAAAGTATGACTTCTAAATTACCTTTTACGTTTATGGATTCTGTAAGCATTAATTTTCCTTAAATTACATTTTCGGTACCGCTGGATACATATGTCTCTGAGAAGTATGTAGGATCAGAATAATCTACTATTAAACGTATGCCTGAAATTGATTCTGTAAACGAAACCGTACTATCTGTATTATTTATAGTTGTAGAGAACGTCTTAGCTACAGCTTCGGATTGATCTACGGTATCTGTATCAAGTATTTTATAACTGACTTTTGATAGATTCTCAAGCGTTGTAAATACACTGTTCAATTCAGATTGAACATTTTTTCTACTTTGAACACTAATTATTGCTGATATATCGGCAGTTGCAGACAGTACACGGTTAACAAATAAATTAGTACCAGCTTGGTGTATAAGTTTTTTAACTATATCATAAAATACACTAATATCTAATTCTGATACAACTTGGTAGGCAAACGGTTGGTATAGTTCATCATCTTGAAGCCTATTATCCGGTTCGGATAAAAAGCCTTGGGTTGAAGTATATTCCCCGGGGTACCTTGCAATAGGGCCAATATTAAAAGATAAAACTGCATCATTAGGATTCTCAGCACCTAGAGTAGTTGCGGAGGTTAATAATTGAGAAGTTAAATTTTGACTTACTAGATCATCACCAGTGTAATCATACGGGCTGATATAATCAGATTCAAAGTATCTATTAGTACTCAGTATTGAATGAGGTCTTAAGACGGTTATAACTTCAGAGAAACCGCCGCCTGTTGTAGATAGGTATTTAGTTCGAGCCGAAACCCCACCGGCATTTGAAAGATTAATAGAAATACTTTCATTAAACCCAAAACCATAACTTATTATTTTTAGTCTCTCAATTGCACCACTGCTACTTACCTTTGTAATTCTAACTAAAGTATTCAAGCCGCCTGCAATTGCAAGGGTAAAGACTTGACCGGCTAAAAAGTTATTACCACCAGAAATAATACTTGACGATGTTAACGTAGATTGCAATGTACCTGTAAATATAACACCTGTAGCGTTACTTATTGATATAGTATCGTTTATTTCGAATGGTATAGAGTAAGGTGCCTGAAAAAAGATCTCATACAAATCCGTATTAAGTGTCTTTACCCGTACTACTTCTGCTGTATACTTAATACGATTTTTGGTAAAAGTGATAAAGCGATCTTTAATATCACCTACACTACCTGATGTTCTAAGTACCCGAAGAGAATTACGCTGGTTCCATTTACCATTAGAAGGTCTTAATACAGAGTCATAGGGGTATCTTGTTAAAGCGGAAGTGTCATATAAGATTCTAAATAACGTCTCAATAGATAATGACCCGCCTTTTGCAGCATACAGACCTTTTATTCTTTTAATTAAAAGCCCTTTATCAACCAGTAGGCTTTGAGGTAAGTCTTTTGCATAATTATCTAAAAAATAATTTACGAATGAATCTGCAGTCTGATCTATATCGCTATACTGTCTTGCATTTTGTACTAACTCTAAAGCGTTTTGATCCTGCTCTAAAAATTGGTAATAGTATTCTAGAAAAGCTACAAACGTAGTATAATCAGACCTAATAAATTCAGGTAACTGGCTATTAACTAGCTGTGATATTTTTTCTTTAATTCGTGTTGTTGACATATTATACTAATGCTGTAACATTTACAATTGTACCGGCTATCAATCCACCGGTTCTAGTTGTTGTGGTGTCGTCTAGGATTAATATTTCATTACGGGATACTGAAAGATTATAGCTTGACTCTTGAATGCTACCAGTAATTCTAATATCAGTTGTACCTGCAGGAAGACCTGTTGGAGTAATACTCGTAATACTTACAATACCTGTACCGTAACTTACAGTACCAATGTTTGATAATAGAACAACACCTGTTGTAGCATTAACAATTCGTAATGTACCTGTACCTGTATCACTGGAAGGTGTTGTGTCTGGCAAATCGGTTATTTTTACTAACGTGGTAATACCGTCTATTGTTATAAAGAAGAAGCTTGAAGATAATGTACCTGGTTTATTATCATTTCTAAACTTAATTGAAGTATCCCCACTAAAAACGTTAACAGCGTTTAAGGTTGGTAGTATTCTTCTCTGTAGTTTTAGAGTTAGTAATACACTTGTGATAGAGTTGTTTTTAGATAAGATGGCATTTATTAACGTTGAATGAATATAGTTTTTATTAAATTTTTGTAGATTAACAGAAAAATAAGTTGTAATAGCTTCATTAATTTGAGCTTTAATTTGTTCTGAAGATAGTGTAGTTGCCGAAGAGTTGTAAGTTACATCGGCACTTACACCTACATGAAAAAAAACTGGATCTACAAAAACTGGTATAGTTGTAAGTGCTTGTTTTGACTTTAAAATATTATTAGCAATAGATTCTTTTGTTGCATCAGAAATTGTAAATCCGGAGAACGGTTTGAGGGAAATTATTACTCTACCATAAAATGGTGGATCATTATCCTCACCACCCCATACCGATATAGATTCAGCTCCTGCATAATTAGATAAGATTAAAGATTCATAGTCAGCAGCTGTAACTGCTCTATTTTTAGATGCGTTAACCCTTGGCGCATTAAATTTAATCGATGTAATACTCTCGGCATTTGCTCCACCTGTTGAATTACTGTTAACAGCAACAACAATATTACTTGAGCCACCAATAGTAGTACCAGCTGTAAAAGATTGAGATACAGTACTCGATACATTAACAGCTGACCCCGTAGCTACCATGTATTGTATTGTAATAATGTTACCAGCTGATAGACTCTTGCCTATTATTCCATCACCAAAATATATTTGATAATTACCTTGAGGATTTTGTTCTAGAAAATACACTTTAGATGTACCATCTAAGCCTGTAATATCAGTTGTAAGGGTATACGTGGTACTTGTTGTATCAGAGGATGATGTTTGAACGCTTACCAAAATTGTTGTTGTATCAACAGCTGAATTTGGTATTTCATACTTACTGTTAGGGGTTGTATCAGATACAACGTAACTAAAATTTAATAGCTGACCTTCGGTTACATCAACGTCTGAAAAAGTGTATGTTGTACCAATTCTCAAAGCAGTTTTTGCTTCGGTAGTTAAAAACGTATAAGCTACCCCGTCGACAGTAGATGTGAATGGGGTGTAGCGATCCATGGTAAGGGATGCTGGGAGGTTTGTAGGATTAGTTACAACAATGTCTAAATTTGCAACTGAACCTCTTGTCGATACAGGTGTATAACCTAAGTGTTTAGCAATAGATACAGCAGATGATCTCTTAACTGCCGAGTCTAAAAACATTTCATTAACCACCATATTTGCTAGGTAAGCATTATAATGGGTGTTGTAAGCCAGAACGTCTAATAGTGTAGAAAGACCTGAACCCTCAAAATCATAGTCTGAAAATTCAGTTTGAGCTTTTAAAAAGGTTTTTAGGTTGATCTTGATCTGATCAAAATCAAGTTCTGAAATTCTTAAGTTAGACATTATCTTATTCTTGTTAGTATTGTTGTTAAAGTAATGGGTCTTTCAGAGTTATTAAGTCTAAAAATTATGTCACAAACAACTTCATTATTATCTGCTTTTTCACTTATTTTAACCTCCAGAACCGTTACTCTTGGTTCAAACTTATCAATTGTATCTAGTATTGTTCTCTTCATAACCTGTACAGTAACAGGGTTAAAGTTTTCAAATAAAAGACCATGTATCTGACAGCCAATTTCAGGGTGAAAGGGACGCTCATAATGTCTCGTAGAAATTAAGTTTCTAAGAGATTGCTTAACAGCTTCCTCATCGTTCTTTCGTGCTACGTCACCAGTTACGGGGTGTGAAGAAAAAAGAAGATTAAAATCTGAATATTGTCTGGTATTTCGTGTAGCCATGTTTATATTTATACCTTATCCC